CCTGTTGTAGAATTTTTAAGTACGTACATTTGTTGTACGTCAATTGGAATAGTTACGTTTCTTGCACCTGTAAGTGCACCCGTTAATTCAACTACTCTATGAGCAAGAGTTGCACCTGTTGAACCATCAGATACCGATAAAGTTGTATCACCTGAGTCTGATACTGCTTGAGTAGTATAACCACCAGCAAATTGTTCAATAATTTCTAAGTTTGTATTGGTCTTTGTACCCCATGTACCGGCATTCTCACCGGTTGCCATTTTTTCGACACCTAAAGGTGTATAAGTTGATGCCATAATATTATCTCCTACTTAATTATTACTGTTTATTTTGTTTTTTATTCAATGTCAATATTATATATTTATTAAGATGGTGTAACTTTACTCCAACTACCGCCCTGAGTAGCTGTCTTTTTACTCCAACTTCCGCCTTGAGAAGGTGTAATTTTTTCCCATGCTATTGGACCACCAACTTGACCCACACTAACAGTTGCTGAAATACCTGTCAATCCTATTGTCATTTCTGTAGGAGAAATGGAACCTGTACTTGCTGTTGCTGAAACTCCTGACAATCCTACAGCCATATCAGCTACAGTTACTGATCCTACTGAAGCTGTAGCCCCTACTCCAGTCACATCAATTAATTCTACACTTGCAGTTGTTATAGAACCGACTGAGATAGTTGCTTCTACTCCAGTTAATCCCATTACATCAGCTGGTGCAATAGCACCAACAGAAGAGGTAGCTCCAATTCCGCTTAAAGGAACTACAATAGCTGGAACAATAGATCCAACACTTGTGGTTGCTGAAACACCCGATAAACTTAAATCACCTGAACCAAATAATAATCCAGGTGTGCCAACTGAAGAAGTGGCATCTTGACCACTTAGGCCTATCTGCATATCATCTAAAGAAATTGCACCCACTCCTGTGGTTGCCACTCCGCTAGATTCTACATCTACAACAACTGTTAATGCAGATTCACCCCAGTTTTCAAAACCCCATGTATCACGACCCCATCCTTGTTCAGGATAAGCTGAAACACTTCCAATAGAAGAAGTTAGTCCACTAGGTGCTGTTAATTGAATAGTTGGATCATAACTTTCGCCCCACGGTTCTTCACCATAAGCATCACGACCCCATCCTTGTTCCGGATAAGCTACTAAAGTTCCTAAAGATATTGTTGCTGCTACGCCCGAAGAAATTTCGGCTGCGTTACTGTCTTGTTCGCCCCACAAACCCTGAGACCAGGTTGTGCCGGATCGTCCCCAAGTATTAGCCATAAGGACTTCCTCCTTATGCTATTCTGACAATCGCTGTTGTTGCTGCTGCCGCTGGAAACTGAACTGTAAAAGTTCCGCTCGATACAGTTTTATCTCCACCAAAAGCTACTGCACAAACTGCAGCATCTGTTGAATGTGAATCATTAAAAATTAAACATCCATTAGCTGTGAAAGAAGCTGATGTCCAAGAAACATCCGCAAAATCACACACTGCAGTTGTAGAATCTAAGGTTGGAGTAACGCTTGTAAGCGCTTTTCCTTTAGCTGAATAAGCTGATCCTGAAGTATTAGTAATCTCATTCGTGCTTGCATAAGCCGTTGTTGATGCTCCTAAAGTTGCAGAACTTGTATATAAAGCTAAATTAAAAGTATTACCAGTTGTAGCAGTNAAATTGTGTTCNGCTTTAAGAATNTCTACTTTAAANCTGTTACAAATTGCCGATGTTATTGCCATAGTTATCTCCTAATTATTGAGGCGGTGACTCGATTGGTATACGAATAGTACCATCCGTATAGTCGTCTCGTCTTCGTCTCCCAATTTGCACACTTGCAAATTTAGTTAGTTCTTGTTTATACTTATTTTCATATAGTGTCAACATATCCATTGGCCCTTTTAAATATCCATAAGCTTCCACCAAACAGGCATATAATAATAATTGAGGATAATTAAGACTAATATAATTAGTTTGATTGTCTGACTCTAAAGTAGCTGGCATTACATTTCCATGTATATTTATTAAATAATTGGCATCAGGAGTAGGAGCCATTACAATATTACCTGAAGTAGTAGAACTAAGTCCAGTTGCTCCTCCAAACATAGCATAATATTTAGGTAATCCAGTCACATCTTGACCTGCCGAACCTCCAGATGGTCCTGTTAATTCTCCCACATATTCACTTATAAAAGTTCTGTCTCTTTTTTGAAGCCAAGTTGCTTCTCCTGTTCTTGCAGACGTAGAATTAAAAACTTCAACACCTCTTACAAAAACCATTCCTGCTGGTACTCTGACTGTATTAGTATCAGCTGCTAATGTTCCTTCATATTCAACTCTATCAGAATCAACAGGAACATCACTAAATATTCTTTGTTGGGCATTTAAAATGAAATTTTCTAAGATAGCAGTAGTAAATACAGTGTCATCGACTTCTGTATAACTTCTTATCATTGTAACTAATGTACTATAACTAATTCCAGACATTATTAACCTCTATCATTAACGGGTCCAATTGTACACTGTAAACCGCCTCCTGTTTCAGCACTACTTGCATTTGAAACAAGTGGTACTGTAAGTGAATTATATTGAGTCTCTGTTGAAGGTTGACCTACTGTATTAACAGTAGTTCCAACTGCTGTTGCTAAATATGAACCAAAAACTTTTGCACCACTAGAATGAGTACCAGCTGTTGTACTTACTGGTGTTTCTCCTCTATATGGAGCTGAACTTCCTCTTGTACATCCCGTTAAATCATGNGTTGATTTTCCAGTGTACTTAATAGTTTCATTAAAATATTGGCCGTATGTTGAAGAGCTTGAATCTTGATCAACTTTTTCTATTACAATATATCCTGATGATGGAAATTCACTTGCATCAGTTAAAGTAATAGTAGTTGCAGAAGCAGATATATTGCCATTTAAAGTAGTCTCTAATTCTAAAGTTGTTATTGCAACTCCTCCTACTGGTTTTTTAACGTCTCTAAATCTTACATAAGTCGTACCATCATTAAAACCATTACTTGGAAATGAAACAGTTAAAGTTTTTGAAGCTGCTGTAGTTGTAAAAGGATCGTTGGGTAAAAAATCTTCTGTTGCAAATTCTGTTCTTGGAGGTTTTGCATGTGCTAAAGCTTGTGGATCTGCCCCGTGTGGTCTTGGAGAAATCTGTGGTTGCTTCGGTTCATATTCAGAATTATGTACCCACGCACCAGTCCATTCTTGAACCATTTCTCTGTATGGAAATGCTGCTCCAGAACGATCTGAAATCATTAATGAATACCTACCTCTAGAAAATTTTCCCATTATATATTTGGATAATAAGTTTTCGGTGTAATGTACGTACTCGCCGCTGATCCATCCTCCGCTAGTGCTCTTTGTAATTCATCTTCATAATATAATTTTAATTCTTGTGATCTTTGTGGTGCATATTTTTGTGATAAATAAAATGCTAATCCTGCTGTCATAGAAGGAACAAATCTATAAGGAGCATCACTTGCATTTGTATAAGCTCCTACGTCTTGAATTCTTTTAACAAAGTAAATGTGCATATCTTTAGATGCAGCTGTAGAATTAGGTGTTGGGTAAATGGTTACCGTAACTTTGTCCACGAATCTTTGAACCCAGAATTGACTTGGAGTTCCTTTAGTTAATTTATTAGAGAAAGCTGCATAAGTTGATCTTGCAACTTTTGTCATTGGTAAATCTGTTTGATCTGTAGATGTTCTATCAGTTCTATATTGAGCAGATAAAATATCTGATAATCCGTAAGTAGAAGCACCAGAAGTTCCACCTACTGTAACAGAAGATGTTCCATCATCTGTGGATCTATAAAAAGTGTATTCAGCTTGACCTTCAATTAAGTCAATATTGGTATCACCAACTTCCCAAAAATGAATTCCTCTATTCCCCCATTCTTGAAAAAGAATATTTAATGATCTTCTAGCACTATGTATTTGATGACCAGCCGTCCCGACTAGGCCAATTCTTTCGTATGCTTCTGCAATGATATCATCAATTGCAAAATTCTTTTCAAATGTATATGAGCCAGATGTTGTATTTGCCATCTAAACTCCTATCCAT